GGATCGTCCCGAGTACGTTCGTCCGGGCGTCACGCTCCCAGGCATCGCGGTCCTTATATGACGCAGCGCAGTGATAGATCACATCCCAGCGGCCTGTCAGCGGAGCCTCTGCGATATCCCCTAGCATGAACCTCACATCCGAGGGGATGTTCGCGGCTACTCCCGTCGAGAGGTTGTCGATGCCGGATACCTCGTGGCCGTGGGCCAGCAAGGCCTCTGCGAGACGGGAGCCGATAAACCCCGCAACGCCGGTAATCAGGACTCTCATAGCGCACCCAGCGAGGCGTACTGCTCGTCCTTCCGGTAGTCGTTCATGCGGGAGTGGATCAGACACGCGCCGCGGGGAGCTTTCGGAAGCAGCGAGGTTCCGCGGGTTCGGCTCTCCGGCAGATCGTCCAGTGCGACCTGCTCGTGGACGGGCTTGTACCAGCGTCCAGAGGCGGTACGGAAGAGCCGGCAGTGCCAGTGCTCTTCGTATTCCTCGCCTCGCTTGGCGTCGTAGAAGTTGCGGGTAAAGAACAGATAGCCGCGCGGTGCGGGATAAGTCGAACCCTGCCACTCCACGTCGCTCCACGGCGAGCGATCCACCATCGAGAGGAACGTCATCATGTCGGCGCTCGGCAGCTCATCCGGGTCCAGGTGGAGTATCCAGTCGCCCTTGGCGTAGGGGAGCGCCGCGTTACGCGCGGCCGAGAAGTCGTCCACCCAGGTAAAGGGGACCAGTTCTATGCCCCAGCCCGACATCGCCAGGAAGGCTCTCGGATCGGTGCGGTCATCGACCACGGCCACCGTCTGGCCGATGAGCGGCTTGACGTATTCGAGCAGCGCGACCAACCGATCCAGCGGCGGGTCCTTCACGAGCATGCACAAGGTGATCATCGGTGCGCTCCGTTTAGGTGGGGGCCGACCGGAGCGCGAGCGGCCCCCACGATTGGCTAAAGGCTTACGGAACCAGACCCGTCAGGTACTGGAACGCTCCAACCGCGACAGCAGAACCGGCGTTGATTCCAAATTCCTGCTCTCCGCGGTATCCCACCAGGTTCTGGTCCCAACGGGTACCAGACTGGTCGGAGGTGTCGATGCGGAACTCGACTCCGCGATACAGCTTGAGCATGTCCCACTGACCGGCTATCGCCGTGCCGGAGACGCCCGTGTTGGCGTCCAGGTTGGCGTCGGAGAAGATCGGGACGCCATGCCACATCAGCGTGCCGTCCGGGGTCCGCTGGAAACCCGAGATCGTGGTCGCGGACTCAACAGCCGGAACGAAGAATCCGGCGGTGTCCGTGCCCTGTCCCAGAAGGTCCCAATACGGGCCAGCGTCGATGACAATGGCCGTCGCCCGGCGAGCACGCTTTGCCAGCGCCTTGAGCATGAGCGAGAAGCCCTTGCCCGCAGAGCCGAGTATCGTGCCGTTCGCGGCGGTGAAGCCTGTTGTCTGGAAGGTGGCGATGCCGGCTACAAGAGCCGGATACACGCCGTAGCACGGATCGTTGACGCCCGGAGTCGAGGAGCCGGTACCCGGACCGGCGATGACTTCGTAGTTCTCACCGAGGCCGTGCGCCCTGGCAAGTTCGTTCATGATGTCCTCTTCTGCGGACCCTGCCGAGAAGCGGAGGTACTGCTTGCCAACGTCGTAGATCAGGGCCATCGTGCCGAGGGTAGCCGTGTACGAGCCGTAGGCCTCGTTCCGGTTCTCCTTGGTTGCACCCCAGTTCTGCATCTGTGCGCGGGTAGTCGTATCTGAGCGATACGGCTGATCCACTCCACGGACCGCCACGCCGGAGCGCAGCGTGCAGAGCTTCGAGTAAAACGCTTCCTGGACGTTCGGCTTGATCACGGAGTCAACGAGGTTGTTGGGCAGAACGTATCCGCCCGTAGCCGCGGTGGCACCGAGTGTCGCCTTCGCGGCGATCATGCCGAAGCCCGGCGAGTCGGCATAGCGGAGCAACTGCCCCAACCGTGCCTTCCCACGAAGCTGCATCTCCAGCGAGACGCCGCCCATGCCGTCGTCCAGACCGAAGAGCGGCATACCCTTGGCAGCGGCCATCGCTTCGAACAGTTCTCCGGCATGGTAGTCGCGGAACGCCTTGGCGAAAGGCCGGAACGGACGCTGCACGGCACCGGCCTTGATGCGACCCTTCGGCTCCTTCTCTATATCCGCCTTGCCGATCTTGAGGCTCGGAGCACGCACGCCGTGCAACTCGTCGCGCATGATCCGGCGGAAGCGCTCGTCCATCTCGGCCTGGGCGTCCTTCGCCTTGGCCTTGGCTTCCTTGCGCTCCTTCTTGGAGAGCTTCTCGCGCTCTTCGTTGAGCGCCTTCACGGTATCGGCCTTGGCTTTCACCGTGATGTCTGTCTTGCCCCCGGACTCCTGCTGCGCCGTGATCTTTCGCATCTCGGCGAGCAGACCCGTCATGGTTTCGTTCAGGGGGTCTTGCTCAGTGCTTGGCATCGTCTGGTACCTCTAGGGGTGGCACAGTCGGATCGTACTTGCGGACAAACTCGCTGAGCTGTCGCGCTAGTTCGTACAACTGCGTCCGGGTCTTGGTTGACAAGACTCGCCCGGCCTTTGCCGACAGTTGGCCCGTTTCCGAGGTCCCTGCCAGGTACGCGTCGAGGTCATCTGACTCTGCGAGAGCAGCCGCCAGGGCCGTCCCGCTAAAGTCGCTGTAAGAGGGATCGGCGAGTAGCGCTTTGAGCGCCGGCACCGCCGCCAGTTCATTCTGAGGTGCGGTAGTGATCGTGTCGAAGCGGATCGGCCAAACGTCTATCGCGCCGGCCTTGCCGTACTTGATGCCGCCCTGGATCGGCTGAGTGGAATTGTAGAGCGGCACCGACTTGCGCTCCAGGTACGCCACCAGACGGCGGCGGTCCTCTCCGGCGTTGGCCCACCAGTCGGCCCAGAGCCCATCAGCTTCCGCGCCGGCATCGAGTACGACCTTGCCGAGAACGGCACCCTTCATCGTCTTCATTGGGTCCTTTTGGCCCATGAACGTGACGTGGTGCCAGTCCACCAGCCGGTCCCGGTTTACGCGCATCCGGTCCGAACCGAAGAAGTCAGTTGCCTTAGCGTCCGGTAGATCGGGGTGGAAGTATTCGCCGTCGAGGTCGCGTCCGTATTCATCGTCGGGGTAGCCGAACAACGACGCCTTGAGCTTGCCGCCATAGGGAGCCACCAGGACTCTCCGCGGTCGCTTACCGGCCAGCCAGCGATCCAACTGCCCGGTGTCGAACGGCTCAGCCTTGAGCTCCCCCGCCTTCATGCTACTCATCGGTGACCTCGCTATCGTCTACCTCTTCGGACACGATGGGTATCCACTCCAGCGTCCCGTTCGGGTGGTCCTCTATCCCGTCAGCGTCGTCCATCGACATGACCGGCGAGTCCCCGAAAGCCGCCTGGCACTCGTCGCAGGTGCAGGCGTCGTCCGCCTGGACCATCTCCACCCCGGCCTCACGGTAGGAACCCAGCGCGGCGTCGTTGTACGCCCGGGCCAGTTCCGTCGTGGCGATGCGCTCGGAGCGGTACTCATCCCAGCCCGTGTAAGCCCCGATAGCGTCTCCCAGCGCCGCTGGAGACAAACCGTCCTTCGCGCCCTGAGCGATTAGGGCCGTCAGATCGTCACGAGTAGTCTCGTTGATGCCCTTTACCCGCGCCGCGGCCTTCGTGAGAATCGACGCAATGACTCTCGGAGGAACAGGCACGGCAGGCCCGAACGCCACCCCTAAGTCCGCCTTGTGGGCGTTCACCTGCGCCGCTACCTGCGACCCGATGGCCTCGTAAGAGCCGGAGAGCGCGGCCATCATCTGCGCGTCCCAATCCGGCTTCCACCATACGGAAGAGTCCTTCGGATGGCTAAGGACGTGAGCGTAGTGGAGTCGCACCTCTCCGAGTACGGACTGCTTCTGAGCGGCCAAAACCCGCGCTGCGGACGCCAGGAGCTTCGGCTTGACCTCTAGCTCCAGCCCGGTACGGAAGCCGCGCATAGCGCTGCCAAGATCGGCCTTGCCCTTCTCGGTGTACTTCGGTTCCTGCATCTCGGTTATGGCCTCGA